GGCCTCGTTGCCTTGCCCGCAGTAGCGACTTTTGTCGGTACCGTCGGTACCGCCGTCAATTGGGAGCCGACTGGCATCGCAGTGACGGTGATCACCGCCGCGGGTACGCTCGTCGGCGCACTCCTCGGTGTGACGACCGCGACGGCGAAACCGGCGAGTGAGTAATGATGGACAATGTTATTGGAAGGGTGAGTGATTTAGGTATCAAGGCAAATGCCGATGTGGCTGGACGTCTGCCTAAGCCTCACCCTACTAGGCGAGTGCATATCGTTCGACGATTGGCACTCGCCGCCAGCACTGCCGCTATCGCATTGGCACTCGCAGTACCGACAACAAGTTATGCCTACGAGCGCATCACCAATTACGTCAGCAACGGGCACGGGCCGCTGTCACCGCAATACCTCGTAATCCACGAGACGGCTAACCCGGGCGCGAGCGCATGGAACCATGTGCTTTTGTGGTCACGTGACGACACCTACGCAGTACACGACGTCATGGAGCTCGATGGCTCCAAGGTTTACGACACGGTACCGCAGAACCGCCTGTGCTGGCATGTCGGCAATGGCAATTGGTGTACGATCGGCATCGAGTTGGCACACGCCACAAATGCCACTGACTTCGCCAAGCAATGGACTGAGGCCGTGAAGTGGGCAGGCGATACACTCCGTGCGCACGGTTGGGATACCAGCCGCCTGCTCAGCCATTACGAGGCCGCACGTATCTGGGGCGGGTCTGACCACACTGACCCGGTTGGTTATTTCCGTCAGTATGGCAAGACTTGGAGCGATTTCAAGCGCGACGTCGCCGCCTATATGGGTAGCGGCTATATCACGCCGATTGCACCTACTGACGGCAACGGCGGCACGTACCAGCCATCGACTTCTGCCACGCGCACGAGTTTCCCGAAATCTACGGGCAAGTCGGTCAACGTCCACTATGCCCTCCATAACCGCTATGGGGCGTGGAATAGTGCCGTGACCAACTTCAACGACTCCAACAGTGAGGGTTTTGCCGGTGTGCCGTACGGCTCCCACGACATGCTCATTGCATGGGCAGACAGCGGTACCTTGCGCTATCGCGTCCACACCAAGGAGAGTGGATGGTTGGATTGGGTTCAGACCGCCAACTACAACGACAGCATGAACGGCATGGCAGGCATCTGGGGCCAGGTGATTGACGGCGTGCAGATGTACTACATCACGCCTAACGGTGACTACAAGCAGGTCTACTACCGTAGCCAAGACGTTGCCCACGCCGGGTACTGGGATGAGGTATGCGACGACGGCACGACCTACGGTGGCGATGATTACGCTGGTATGTACGGTTACGCGCTCGACCGCCTGCAGGCTTATATCTCAGACGGCACCCGCCGTTGATGGAGGATTGGAGAAAGCATGATGTTCGGTAACTACAATGCGTATCAACCTGTCGGCACACCGCAGCAATTCGCCATGGACCAGATGCAGCAGTTTCAGCAACGCGCCCAGATGCAGCAGGGAATGTAGCTGATCCGTGTCACGGGCATGGACGGGGCCAAGGCATACCAAATGCCTCCCAACTCCGTCGTGCCCCTGTTCGACGCAGATAACGACATCATGTATGTTAAAAGCACGGATGGTGCCGGTTTTCCGACCATCCGTGCTTTTGCATTTCAGCCGGTCGAAGACAAGCCAGAACAGGTGCAGCAATACGTGACACGTGATGAATTCGATGCAGCGATGAAGCATCTGAGGGAGGCGATCGACAATGGCGAGTAGCCTATTTGGCGGTGTACAGAAGCCAAACCCACTGCGATCGGCTATGCAGGCTGTCAATATGATGCGTAATGCAAACCCAGAGCAAGTCATGCACCAGATGATGCAGAGCAACCCGCAGTTTGCGGAATTCATCAATGCTAACAAGGGCAAGAGCCCCGAGCAGATCGCGAGTGAGCACGGTATTGATATAAACGCAATTAAGCAGATGTTTGGGTAGTGAAGCGGAGCGTATGGCCGTCGACCTACTTGAGCATATATAAGATGTCTAGTATTAGAAAGGAATTGAGATGTCTATGTCTGAGTATTCACTTTCCGACATCGCGGCCGCTTCCGGCGAGTCCGGCTTCGGCGGCAACAATGCATAGTGGGTGATCATCCTCTTCGCGATGATTTTCGGTTGGGGCGGCAACGGCTTCGGTGGCAACCGCAATGCCGGCGAGCAACCCGTAACTGAGGCCGGTCTGTGCAACGCCATGAATTTCAATGACCTGGCGAACCAGGTCGGGCGCGTGAACGACATGATGCAGACGCAATTTATGCAGACCAGCCAGGGCCTCGCATCTGTCGGCTACGAGAACCTCCGCAACTTCGCGCAGACGCAGGACACCATCAAGGACGGCAACTACTCGCTGTCGTCCCAGCTCGCAAACTGCTGCTGCACCACCCAGCGCGGTATCGACTCCGTCAATTACAACGGCGCGATCAACACCGCTGCAATCCAGCAGACTGTGACCGAGCAGACGCAGAAGGTCCTCGACACCATCACCGGCAACCGCATGGCCGACATGCAGAACCAGATCAACCAACTCCAGCTGTCCCAGGCGATGTGTGGTGTGGTACGCTACCCCAACACCTTCGCCTACAACGCTGGCCCGAGCCCGTTCTGCGGTAACGGCTGCTGCGGTACGGCAAATATCTAAACGAACATTGATCGATAAGGCATTTTCGCCTGGGCAAGATAGGGGCATGGCTCAGGCCGTGCCCCTATTTCAATAGAAAGAACAAATCATGTCGTGCAAATCTGCAATCTACACTGCCGACCCGTCTAGTACCGTGCTCACGCTGTCTACGGCTTCAGGTACGGCTATCCCGCTCGGTACGACTATCCGCCGTTTCGGCTGCAATGCCGTCCTGTCGGGTAACGGTGTCCTGCTCAAAGGCCAGGGCTATTTCGATGTCGACGCCAGCGTCACATTCACGCCTACTGCCGCCGGTGCATATACCGTCACGCTCTTCAAAGACGGCGTCGCCGTGCCTGGCGCCACGCAGACCATCACCGCGGCAGCCGCGGGCACTGTGTCGGTCAATATCCCGGCAATCGTGCGTAACCAGTGCTGCGACAGCACCTCGACGCTTACGCTCGTGATCACCAGCGCGACCGTTCCGGCGACTGTCACGATCGACAATACCGCGGTCGTCGTCACGAAGCTATAATGACAGAATAGGAGTTCTGGCGCAGTAGCTCGACCAGGGCCGAAGAAAGGGATGCCTTGGCGGCATCCCTTTCGCAAAGTATGGACGAACTGAGAGGGGTAAAGATGCCTGTAATTGATGTGTTCGCAAAGGTATCTGACCACCTAATCGACGGCATGATGATGCACGAGCAGATGGCAGATTACTACAATTTCCTCGGTTTGGAAGGTTTCAAGCGACTGCATGAGTACCATTTCCTCTGTGAGACGATTTCCATGCGTCGCATCCACCGCTATTTCATCGACCACTGCAACCAGCTTTTGCCGGTGGCGAATACAAAGCATATTGACGTTATCCCCGTCGAGTGGTCGAATTTCACACGACAAGCGGTTGAATCGGAAACGAAGTCCAAGGCTGTCGAGACGGGTATGCGTGAGTGGTGTAAGTGGGAACATGAGACAAAAGAGCTCTATGCGAAGTCGGCCAAAGACCTCTATGATGCGGGTGAAGTCGCCGCGGCACACATGATCTGCGAGCTCGTGCGAGATGTCGACGATGAATGCAAGTATGCCGACCGCTTGGCGCTCGAGCTGAGTGCTGTCGATTACGACATGCAGGTCATCGCGCCTATGCAGCATGAACTGCACGAGAAATATAGGAAGAAGCTACATGACGTCGGGAAGAAACTCAGTTAGGGGTGAATGGAAATGGTGTCGATCGAGATCATCGAAGAGGAGATCCTCGACCTGGAGAAGCGCGACACGTCTTATGCCGTATGCGAAAGGCTGGCGTGGCTGTATACCGTTCGCGACCACCTCAAAAAAGCCTACTGTAGACGACGTGGTGGCAGAACAGCGTATTACTGACGAGCTCACTGGGTCTGAATTCCTGAAGGCTGCGTCTGGTGTGGACTATGCGGCACTCATGGGAGTACTCGACAACCACATGTCGTGCATCAAAGCCGTCTGCCCGAAAGAGTATGACGCCGTCATGTCGCAGATCCACGCGCTACGGTAGCCATTACCTGTCAAACAGTGTCAAACACCTGTCACACACCTAAAAGGGCCAGTGTGACAGGTGTTTGCATTTCTACGTCGTGTTTCTCATCACCTGTCAAGCTGTCAAACAACAAGGGGCCCCTATATTAGATATTTTTATATCTATATTTCTATAAGCCTATATAGATATAAAAAGTCAAATTATCTAAGGATAGGGGAGAAAACTGTGTGACAGTGTGACAGGCGGTGAGAAACACGACGTAATGATGCGACTTACTGTCAAACAGGCCCAAAATCAGCAGTGTGACAGGTGTTTGACAGTGTGACAGGTGTTTCGAAAAAGTTATAAATATTCGAATAAATCGAAAGAAAGCGTAGTATAATAAGGTTCGCCGATCGAAGGAGGTGAAAGATGAAAAGCCTATATGAAACGATCCGCGAGTTCGGCGATACCCAAAGTGGACTCGCGCGAATGCTCGGCATCACCGAATCGACGTTGTCGTGGAAGATCAACGGCAAAGCCGAGTTCAAGCAGTCGGAGATCAAGGCTATCGCCGACCGGTACGACTTGACTGGCGAGGAAATCAAGTCGATGTTCTTCGCGTGATGGGCCTGTTCGCTTACCAGCAGGCAGCCCTTGACCGTGTCAGCGGTAAACGCAGCTGCGCGTTCTACCACGACATGGGCCTCGGCAAGACGTTCACCGGTGCCGAGAAGTTGATGTCGGACAAGTGTTGGCATTTGGCCTTGGTCGTATGCCAGAAGTCGAAAGTGACCGATTGGATGGGCCATTTCGCAAACTACTATGACATCGACGTCGTCAATTTGACCAAGCCGCATGCTATGGAAGGTTTTGAACGGCGCATTGGTGACTCGCACGCACGTGACGCAGTCGGTGTGATCAATTACGACCTATTGTGGAGGCGCCCAGAACTTCAGGCGTTGAAGTGTTTCGCCGTAATGTTCGACGAGTCGTCGTTGCTGCAGAACAAATCATCGAAGCGTACTAAGGCAGCGATGAAATTGGCAGCCAAGGCGAATGAGCTCATCTTGCTGTCGGGCACGCCAGTCGACGGCAAATACGAAAGGCTGTGGACGCAGTTGAACATGCTCGGCTGGCGCATCGATGAGAAGCTATTTTGGCGGCAATACGTCGAATCGGAGACGACGATGCGTGAGGGTTTCCCGATCACGAAGGTGACGGGTTACAAGAACGAGGAGAGGCTGGTACGCAAGATGAAGGAGCTCGGTTGCGATTTCCTCAAGACCGACGACGTCATCGACCTGCCTGATCAGCGTTTCATTCGTATCGACGTGCCGATGAGCGAGTATTACTGCAAGTTCGCCAAGGTGAACATTATCACGGCATTCGGCCGCGATTTCGTCGGCGATACAGTGTTCGGTGACCTCACTGCTAAACGCCAATTAGCGGCTGCGTATTCGCGCGCCAAACTCGAGGCCTTCGGCGATTTGCTGGACGGCACGAGTAAACGGCTCGTCGTGTTCTATAATTTCGACGTCGAGCTCGAAGGGCTCACAGCGGAGTTGGAGAAGCGGTACAGGTCGTATGGCGTGCTCAACGGCAAGGCACACGATTTGTCGCCGTTTTTCGATACCGACGACGGGGTCGCGCTCATTCAATACCAGTCTGGTGCCATGGGTGTGAACCTGCAGCAAGCAGACACGTGCGTCTATTTCTCACCGCCCTTGGCGTCATCGCTCTTCGAGCAGTCGAAGAAGCGTATCCACCGCGTCGGTCAAGACAAGCCATGCACGTATTACGAGCTGGTATCTAAAGGCACTGTCGAAGAGAAGATCTACGATACGTTGGCTATGCGACGCGACTACACTGAGAAGCTGTTTGCAATGGGAGGTGACTAGTTGGCAGGGGAAAAGAACTTCGAGAATCGCGTGAAGCGATGGCTTGAGTCGCAAGGCGTATGGCATGTCAAGTTTTTCGCCAACCGCAACACACGTGCTGGCGTGCCGGACATTTTGGCATGCGTTAACGGGCGTTTCGTCGGTATCGAGCTCAAAGGCCCAAACGGCAAGCCGTCGCCGCTGCAGGTCTACCACTGCGGGAAGATTACGGAGAGCGGCGGTATAGCCGTCATCGTTTGGCCGGATGATTTCGCCCAATTCAAACGGCTAGTACAACGCCTGAAGGAGAAAGGAGGAAACTGCGATGTTCAAGACCTCATATTCGAGGGTAGGTACCTTCACCCAGTGCCCGCATAAATTCAAACTCAACTATGTCGACGGCCTTGAAGTGCCGTTCAACTGCGATGCTGCGAACCCGCTCGTGATCGGCACCATGCTACATGAGTGTATCGAAGTCGGTGTCGACGAGGCCATCGCGAACTACAAAGCCGCGTATCCCGTCATGACTGATTTCATGGTCAACGAGCTCATGAAGATCCGCGTACTCGGCTCACGTGCCCGCGAGCTCGCATGGGGCATGTTGGACGACGATACCGACCCAGTGTTTGAGGTAAAGGTCGAGGACGACAGCGGTTTCGTCGGGTTTATCGATATGCTCATCCCGCGCGGCAAGGGCCTGTGGACGATGCTCGATTTCAAGTATTCGAACAATGTCGATAGGTACATAGAAAGCGGACAGCTGAGTGTCTACAAGTATTTCTATGAAAAGACGCACCCCGGCGAGATCATCCAAGACATGGCATTCCTGATTGTGCCCAAGACGATGATCAGGCAGAAGAAGACCGAAGACCTCTACCAATTCCGCGAGCGTCTCACTGCGACATTGGAAGACATGTGGCCAACTCTGTACCGTGTCCAGTATGACCCTGAGAAAGTCGCCGATTTCGCAGTCGGCACATGTACGATGGCGAATGCCACCGAATTCCCGAAACATGAGTCGCGCCTATGCGACTGGTGTGATTACAAAGATTTCTGTCTAGGAGGAAATGATATGCTTATCCTGCCCAAGAACGAACGCCGCCCTGAGGCCGTCATCACCGACCCTGATATGTGGATCTACGCCGACAGTTACGTCGGCAAGTCGACGTTTGTCGACCACTTCGACGACGTGCTGTTCATCAACACCGACGGCAATGTGTCCAATATCACGAGCCCATACATCCCAATTGCTGACGAGCTCGTCCACGAGGGGCGCATGACCAAGAAGATCCTGGCCTGGTCGAAGTTTCGTGAGGTAATCGACGAGCTTGAGAAGCATGAGAACACGTTCAAGGTTATCGCGCTTGACCTCGTCGAGGACCTCTATGAGCATTGCCGTTTCTATGTATTCGACCAGCTTGGCATCAAACATGAGAGCGATAGCGGTTACGGTAAGGGTTGGGATATGGTGCGTACTGAGTTCCTCGGTCAAATGAAGCGCCTCAAGTCCCTCGGCTACCGTATCATCTATATCTCCAAGGAGCTCGTCACCGAGATTACGTATGCCAGTGGTGCCAGGGTGTCGACTTTCAAGCCGAACATCAATGACAAGGCCGCAAACGTGCTAGCCGGCACTGTCACCATGACGCTCCGCGCCTATATGGACGAGCGTGGCCATTTCCTCCAACTCCGCAAGAACGAGAACGTCTTCGGCGGCGGCCGTATCGATTTCAAGCGCGACCGCTGCGACCTCACGGTCGATGCATTCAACGCGGCGTTGCTCGAGGCACAGGGCACGAAGGCCGAGGCCGAGGTCGAGGTCGAGAAGCCGAAGGCACGCAAGAAGGCAGAGCCCAAGCCTAAGCTTGAGGTTGAGGCTGAAACTGAGGTTGCTGAGGAGCCCGATGCAGCAGAGGAGAAGCCGAAACGCCGTGCGCGTAAAGCCAAGCCCGTCACCGAGGAAGAGCCGCCGTTCGACACCGAGGAAGCCGCGGAGCCCGAGGCAGTCGAGGAGAAGCCGAAGCGCCGCACCCGTAAGCGCCGCGTCGTCGAAGAGTAAACAGTAGTTAACACCTGAAAGGATATATCATGGATTTCAGCAAGTTTGACAAGATGGTCGACATCGACGGCCTCAAGAAGGACATCGCCGATGCAGAGGCCAACGGTGGCGGTGCCGATTTCAAAGACGTGCCGCATGGCAGCTATGAGGTCGCGATCGATAAGCTCGAGCTCACCGAGACCAAGAAGACCGGCAAGCCGATGGCGTCGTGCTGGATGAAGATCGTGAGCGACGGCGAGTTCAAGGGCCAGCGTATTTTCATGAACCAGGTTATTACACAGGGCTTCCAGATCCACATTATGAACGCTTTCCTCCGTTCGCTGCTGCCCGAGGGTTCTGACATCGACGTCGAGTTCACTGGTTACGCCGAGTATAACGATTTGCTGCTCGATATTGCCGAGTATGTCGATGGCAAGTTCGAGTACGGCTTGGAGTATGGCGAGAACAACAAGGGTTTCGACACTTTCCAGATCACTGATATTTTCGAGCTTAACTAGGTGCGGCGATGCTCAATTTCTACGACTTCGAAGTTTTCAAACACGACTGGATGGTCGTAGTCATCAACCCCGTCACTCACGATGAGCGCGTCATCATCAACGATGCCGACGCGCTCACCGCGCTCTACGAAGGACACAAGCGTGAGATTTGGGTAGGTTACAACAACCTCCATTATGACCAATTCATTTTCAAAGGCATTTTGTGCGGTTTCAACCCGAAGGCGATTAATGATTTCATCATCGCCGAAGGCCACAAGGGTTGGCAGTATTCGAGTTTGTTGCGCAAGGTTTACATGGTCAACTATGATGTATTCCACCCGCGTACAGACAGGGGCCTCAAGACTCACGAGGCGTACCTCGGCAACGATATTTGCGAGACGACGGTGCCGTTCGACATCGACCGTAAATTGACAGAAGCCGAGATTGCCGAGACCGTGAAATATTGCCGCCACGATGTCGAGCAGACCATCGAGGTATTCATGCAGCGCAAAAGCGAATTCGACGCCCGTATGGACCTGCTCAAAATGTTCGACTTGCCGCTAGTGTACCTCGGTAAGACCGATGCGCAACTCACGGCGATCATCCTCGGTGCCGAGCGGCCTGCGCGCCCGCGCGACGACGAGTTCGACATTGTGCCGTTGCCGTGCCTCGACCTCGGCCCGTATGATTTCATTCGTTCGTGGTATCTCGATCCGGCGAATCAAGATTACTCAGCGACGCTCGATTTCGACATCGCGGGCTGCCCCCACAGATGTGCGTGGGGAGGCTTGCATGGCGCGATTGCGCAGTACGCCGGTGAGGGTTATTTCATCAATGTCGACGTCGAGAGTTATTACCCTGCCGAGATGATTGCACACGAATTGTTGTCGCGCAACGTGCATGACCCGTCGAAGTTCAAGGGCATTCGAGACCACCGTATCGAGTTGAAACATGCAAAAGACCCGCGCCAGAAGGCATTGAAACTCGTCGTCAACGGCACCTACGGCGCCAGCAAAGACAAGTTCAATGCACTCTACGACCCGCGGCAGGCCAACATGGTCTGTGTCAACGGCCAGCTCATGCTCATCGACCTCATGCACAAGCTCGTTCGCGATGTGGGTGCCGAGATCATCCAAAGCAACACCGACGGTGTGCTCATCCGCATGCCTGACGGTTTCGACGGTGGGCCCGATGCGTTTTACGACCGTGTCGACGATGTGGCATATGAGTGGGAGCACCGCACAGGCATGGGGCTGGAATTCGACGAGTTCACCCGCGTCTATCAAAAGGATGTCAACAACTACATCCTCGTGGCGGCCGACGGGTCGATGAAGACGAAAGGCACATACGTCAAGAAGCTGGGGCCGCTCGACTACGACCTCGCAGTCGTCAACAAGGCGCTCGTCGAATTCATGGTGCACGGCGTGCCCGTCGAAGACACGATTGCCGCCGACGATGATCTGATCGATTACCAGCGCGTCGTGAAGGTGTCCGGCAAATACAAGTACGGCGTGCATGGGCATGAGCGGCTTACCGATAGGTGCTTCCGCGTCTTCGCATCCACACGCGAGTCGGACGGCATGATCGGGCGGGTCAAGGCCGGCAAGGCCAAGCCGGAGAAATTCGGTAACACGAGCGAGCACTCGTTTATCGATAACGGCGACGTGCATGGCAAGAAGTGCCCGGGATATTTGGACAAGAGTTGGTATATCCAACTTGCGAAAACGCGACTAGCGCAGTTTGGGGTGATGTGATGGATCGGCTATTTATCGGATACGTGAAGCTCAACGGCAAGAAGTGTGCGCAGAAGCTGAAGGACGGCCGATACCTCACATTGGCCCAGGCACGTAAACTCGACGGCTATGGTGGTGTGTTGGCGCCTGAGACGATTTTCGTCGATATCGACGACATGGCGCAGAGCGAGAAGCTGATGGACATCATCGAGGCCGAGCAGATTGCATGCAAGGTCGTCGCGACGACCCGTGGCAAGCATTTCTATTTCGTCGGCTACCCCCGCGGCATGAAATGCAAGACGCACGCGCGCCTGGCCGTCGGCATCGACGCAGACATCAAAGTCGGCTCGAAAGCCACATACGGCAGTTTGAAAGTCGATGGCCATGAGCGTGACGTGATCTATGACATCGAGCCGGACGAAAGTTATGACGAGTTGCCGTGCTGGCTCAGGCCTGTGCAGTATACGCCTGAATTCGGTGAGATGGAAGAAGGCGACGGCCGCAACCAAGCGTTATTCAATTACATCTTGACGCTGCAGTCGGAGGGTTTCACGAAAGACGAGGCACGCGATACCCTTGGCATCATCAATCGGTATATGTTCGAGAAGCCTATGGAGCAGCAAGAACTGAGCGTCGTCTACCGCGACGACGCTTTCGCCGAAGACGTGTTTTTCAATAAAGGCACGTTCCTGTTCGACAAGTTCGCCGAGTACCTCAAGAACGAGCACCGTATCATCAAGATCGGCCATCAGCTCCACGTATACCGCGACGGCGTCTATGTGTCGGGCAATCTGCTTATCGAGAACGCGATGATCAAGCATTTGCCCATGTTGTCGAAGGCCAAGCGCACCGAGGTACTCAACTACCTCGACGTGCTCATCCAAGACGACGCACCTGCAGCAGACGCCGATTACATCGCTTTCGCCAACGGCGTGTATGACCTCAAGACGGGTGAGCTCATGCCGTTTTCGCCGGAGTTCGTGATCACGAACCGCATACCGTGGGAATACGACCCGACGATTTGGTCTGATTTCACTGACAAGACGCTGCGCCGCCTCGCCTGCGGTGACGACGGTATCTATGCATTGCTGGAAGAGGTCATCGGCTACCTGTTCTATCGACGCAATGAGCTCCGTAAGAGTTTCATCTTGGTCGGCGACAAGGCCAACGGCAAGTCGACGTATCTGGACATGCTCAAGACATTGCTCGGTGACAGCAATACGTCGGCCCTCGATTTGGCCGAGCTCGGCGAGAGGTTCAAGACGGCGGAGCTGTTCGGCAAGCTGGCCAACATCGGCGACGACATCGGCGACGAGTTCATCGCGAACCCGGCAATTTTCAAGAAACTTGTAAGCGGTGACCGCGTCAACGCCGAGCGGAAAGGCCAAGACCCGTTTGATTTCTCGAGCTATGCCAAACTGTTGTTCTCGGCGAATTCGATGCCACGCATCAGGGACAAGACTGGTGCCGTGCTCGACCGTATCGTGCTCGTGCCGTTCAAGGCGACGTTTTCGAAAGACGACCCGGACTTCGACCCGTACATCAAGTACAAGCTCCACTCACCAGAAGTCATGAGCCACCTGATCAATATCGGCCTCAAGGGGCTCGAGCGTGTGTTGGCAAACCGTGCATTCACGATGCCGGATGTCGTGGTCAAGGAGATCGAGGATTACAACGTCGCCAACAACCCCGTCCTCGGTTATTTCGAAGATACGCCTGTCGACGAGGTGGTGAATGAGTCGACGGCGTTGGTATACGACTACTACATGGCCTGGGCTATCAGGAATAACTTGAAGCCGCTTGGTCAAAACGAGTTCACCCGCCAGGCCAACAAGCACTATGGCCTGACAAGCAAGACCTGCCGTGTCAACGGCAAACGTGTACGTATTTTCGTAAAGGAGTAACTATGCCCATCATCATCGAAGGCCCTGACGGCGCCGGTAAGTCCACGCTCGCGAAGTCATTGGCCGGAGCACTCGACATGAACATTTTGAAAATGACCGCCAACGGCGGCCAGTCTGTGCCGGAGTATCTGCAGAAGCTCGCATGCGACGGTGTCATCATCGACCGCTGCTGGGTGTCGGAGCAAGTGTACTCCGACCTATTTAAGCGCAAGCCCCGTATCGACAACGACGACGCCGAGGCATTGACGGAGTTCTGCGGGCTCGCTGGTATCCCGATCATCGTATTGCTGCCGCCGCTCCATGTCGTCATCAGCCGCCTGAACGAACGCGGTGACGAGTACGCCGATGTCGTCTGCCCGAACATCGTCGAGATCTACAAGCGTTACCAGGAATGGGCCGACGCGCATGACGCGGCTATTGTGCTCGAAGACAACAACCCGGCGACCGCCATGGAAGAGGTGCTCAAATGCATGTTGTAGGCAAGTCGATGAACGACATCTACCGCCAACTCTGCGGCAAAATATCTGTGCAGGGCCATGAGGCAGCGGGTACCAAGGAAATGCTCAACAGCGGTTTCACGCTACTCGATATTACTGACAACATCGCGACGGCCCGCACCGGTTACTCGCTCTCGTACATGTTGGGCGAGCTCGCATGGTATTTCACAGGCCGCGATGATGTCGAGTTCATCTCGAAGTTCTCGTCGTTTTGGAAGCACATCAGCGACGACGGCGTGACGAACCGATCTGCGTACGGTGCCATCGTGTTCAACCGCTATGGCTTCGACCAGGTCGCGCAGGTCATCGACACGCTCAAGCGTGACCCGTATTCACGACGCGCAGTCATCAATTTCAATGTGCCGAACCCAGAGCGATTCGAGACAAAAGACGAGATCTGCACTATCGCACTCGTGTTCGAGCTCCGCGGGGGCAAGCTCGACTGCACCGGCATCATGCGTTCCAACGACGTATGGCTCGGCACGCCCTACGATGTCGTGTTCTTCACGGAGCTGCAGAAGCACATCGCGAACGAGCTCGGCGTCGGCTACGGCAAGTATACGCATTTCACTGTGTCGCTCCATGCATATGAGAAGGACATCGACCGCGTCCGCGAAGTCTGGTGCTGCAAGCAGGCGGCGCTGCACCTCAAGTTCGACATCGAGAAGTTTTTGACCCATATCTCGGAGATCGAACGCATCACCATGTCGTCCGATACGCCGAGGCACACTGTCACTAAATATTGCCTTAATAACGCCATCGTCACGGAGGTAAAGGATGAAGATTAAAATCAACCGTATCGCCGAGGATACCGACATCAAGCTCCCGGTCCGTGCGCATTATAACGACGCCGGCGCCGACGTCTACACCACTTTCGGTGAGACCCTGAAGCCGCACGAGACCCGTCGCATCCCGCTAGGCTTCTCGCTCGAGCTGCCCGACGGCGTCATGGCCTGCGTGTTCCCCAGATCGGGCATGAGCCTCGAAGGCCTCGTCTGCGAGCTGCCGCCGATCGACTCCGGCTATACCGGTGAGGTGCATGCGATCGTCACCAACCTAACCGACAAACTGAAGAAGGTCCCCGGCGGCACCCGCATCGGCCAGCTCGTCGTCATGCCGATCGTGTTGGCCGACTTTGTCGAGCAGTTGGGCGAGGAGAGGGGCGACGGTGCTTTCGGATCGACCGGAGAGGCCTAGTAAAGCCGAGTATTACCTCGACATCGCACTCGCGGTGGCGGTCAGGTCGACGTGCCTGCGCCGTCGCTACGGCGCCGTAATCGTGGCCAATGATGAGATCATCGCGACAGGCTATAACGGCGCCGCGCGCGGTGATGTCAACTGCATCGATACAGGTATATGCCATCGCTGCGGGCACGGGCATAACGACGGCGATTACGGCTCATGCCCGGCGGTACACGCCGAGATGAACGCCATGTTGTCGGCCTCACGCTCTGAGATGATCGGCGCGACGCTGTACTTGGCTGGCGTCGACCTCGAGACAGGCGAGCGCATCCCGGCTGATGAGATCTCACCATGCCCCGTGTGCACGCGCATGATAGACAACGCCGGTGTCGATGTCGTCACAAGTGCATAGTAAATAGAAGAACGCCCCAGACGCTCAATTGCATCTTGGGCGTTCTCCTCACAAAGGAGGAAGGTGCGGTGGCCCAAAACCGCACCTTCCTATTTTATCACACGTAATGTTATTAGGCGTTGACCCACTTGAGTGCGTTCTTGATGCAAAGCTGCTTGTTCACATTTTCAAACTCTTTACGGCAGATCAGTTTCCATGCGCCGCGATTGGTAGCCTTAAAGCGGCAGTAGTGCACGCAATTGTCGTCGAGGACGATTTTCACGCGGCGGCCGCAACCGATGATCTCATATGCCTCATTGAACGGCTGGGCGAACTGGACGCGCTCGAGCTTGACGGCATCGTCGAAAGTCTTAGTCATGGTGTTTCCCTTCCTCGTGGTTGACAAGATTATATTACCCGGTAACTACCTGAAAGTACATAGCTATTTTCAAATTCGTCGAAAACTTTTTCGATTAATTTGAAAATAAGTATATACATGAGTGCATGCACGTGGGATAATGACCTTGTCAACCAGAAGGAGGAGCAAATGAAGCCCATCAAGATCACCAAGCAGGACCAGTTCGGCTACGACCGCATTGAGACGTTCATCCATTAAATGAAAGGAACAACCATGAACATCAAGACATTCACCGACGACGAGATCATCACCCTCAACACTGTGCGCAAGCGCCCGTGTATCTTCGAAGGTGGCGAGTGTTACATTGTCTCCTGTTACACCATTTTCGACGATGGCGAGCACATCGAAATTACCGACAAGGTCGACGTCAATGTTTTCGCCACTGTGCCTGAGGCTTACAAGTGGGCAGCTCTGATGAGCGGCAAGGTCGACGATTCCTGTTCTGTACAAAAGCACACCTATAACGTTCGTTTCCATAACATCGGTTAATATCCCCAACCTGCATACTCTCTGAGTATGCAGGCATGGCGACATTGCCAAAATTAAAGGAGAAAGGAAACACCATGGCAGAGGTAACGTTCACTGAGAAAGAGCTCGGTTTCATCAACGAGTGCGCGATCGACAAGAAGGGCGTGCTGGTCGAGATGCCGGCGAACCCGTTCCCGTCGCTCTACCGCAAGGGCGTCATCGCCAAGAAGGGCGATGCCCTCACTGTCACGAAGGACTTCCGCGACATGTTCTGCCTCGACGGCCAGGTCGTGCATATAGACCTCACCAAGGCCGAGGGCGAGCCCGAAGACGGTGGCAAGAAGTTCAAGTACGGCGAGACGGGCGACGTGATCATCGAGGACGCGCCTGTGGATTACGCCGGCTTCCGCCAGGCGATCACCGCCAACCTCCGTGACCGCCGCACGAAGGGTATCGACGAGTTCCAGCTGATCGACAAGGCCGTGCAAGTGTATGACGCCGCGCGCGAGGCCAGGGCGGCCAACGGCGACGAGGGTACCCGCTATGAGCACACGACAGTCGGCAGCCGCAAGCACTGGCGTTACGATTTGGCCGATGCAGTATCGGCGTTCTTCGGCGTCGGCACCGAAGTCGACAAGCGTGAGATCGTGTTCACCGGCGACCTGTATATGGCAGGCGCGGCCGAGCTCGTGTTCGAGTACCTGTTTAAGATCGGCAACCGTCGTGCGCAGCGCTGCTATGACGAACGCCTGTTTGCAGGTGAGTCTACAGTCGGCGTGTATGCCGAGAAGGCCGCGGAGTTCATGGCCGAAGTCGAGAAGCGTCTGCAGCATGAGGGTACTAGTATCGAGGTCGACGGTGAGGTCGTCGGCGAGGTAGTCGTCGACCTCGACCATGTCGATGATATTGAGTGCGGGGCGGAGGTTACAGATGATCACTGATACGAAAGAAATAGCCAAGCGCCTGCGCATCGAAGCCGATTACTGGCATGACTATCGCAAGGATAGTGTTATTTTCAATGCGCCGGATTACCTGCTCAATGACAGTGTGCTCATGGCTTTTGGTGTCAACGACATAGACGAGATGGATATGCCTATTTATGAGCTATTCGATAAGCTGGCAGATATCATCGATCCACAAGAACGTTAAAGTAGTTCGAAAATACTTTCAATTTATCGAAATATCGGTGCATTGAAAGTAGTATAATGACTTTGTCAACCAGAAGAAGGAACAAATGCCCGAATATATCGTTTTCGTCATGCCGCCGGAGGACGAGGATGCCGAGCCGTTCGACATCCCGGAATGGAGTTACGACGACGCGGCCGCAACGGCAAAGCGTTACCGCGAACATGGCTGGAAGGCGTGCATCATCGACTATGGCACGCCGTTTGTGTTCTGGCGGGCTAAATGCCTAGACGGCGACGCGATCAGTGTCTTGGCGCGTACGTGCGACGAGGCCTGCATCAGGGCGCGTGCCGTCAGTGAAGATTACACCAGTTTCCAAAGGGAGGACTGATCATGCGCGATTTCGTCTACACTGCATTGACGGTCGTAGGAATTGTGGCCACTGCTATCGCTGTGGCGTACGCGTTCGCCGATAGGGGCTGTTTCGCCGTAGGCGGCGAGTACGCGTTCCTGTTCCTGCCCCTGCTCGGCATGTGCATCGAGTATATAGTCGACGACATATGTGAAGGGAGATATCACAGTGCGGATCGGTGATGTGAAGGTATTCAAATACGTCTACGCGGACGACCGGCAGCAATTTGCAAGGCCGCTCGAGGAGGCGGCGGAGTTCTTCGTGGCGTGGCGTTTCTGGATACAGCGTCGTGACAACCAGAGGTATTCCGCGAAGGCGCGCGACAAGATGCTCGACAAGGCCGCCGACGTGGTCCAAGCAGTCGTCAACTGCGTTGCATCGGTTGGCATCGACGACATGTCGGAGCTGATGCGGCGTTGTGAGAAGCGCAACATGAAGAGGGGTAGGTATTGATGCAAATCAAAGTGGTCGCTGTTACAGAACGGAGGCCGGTCATTGTGCACGGGCATTGCGGCCGCCTGATTGGGTGGTTCCAGCGGAGTGGTTTCCTCGGGAACAACCAGAAGCCCGTCGGGCTCGTCGAGTTCGCCGACGGCACGGTCGGCGAGTACGAGGCGAAGGAGGTGCGCTATGTCGACCACATATAACTGTGTGCATTATGACCGGGACCGCATGCGCTCGTGTATATACGGGCTCGCAGTCGGTGATGCCCTCGGCGTGCCATATGAGTTCTGCGAGCGGGGCACGTTCGAATGCACGGGCATGGCAGACGGCGGCACGCACGGGCAGTATGCCGGCACGTGGTCTGACGACACGTCGATGGCCTTGTGCATATGCGCGAGCATCAAGCAGCTCGCGTATATCGATGTGGCAGACATCGCCGGCAGGTTTCGCCGATGGCTGGAGCATGGCGACTACACATGCAATGGGCGCGCGTTCGATGTCGGCGTGACGTGCAAAAGGGCGATCTCGACCGGTGTACCAGGGAAGTCATATGACGAGTGCGGCAACGGCTCGCTTATGAGGACGGCACCACTCGCTATACTTGACCCCATCGAACCCTACGATATACGTGAGGTCTCGGCAATCACCCATGCGCACCCTGTGGCCGAGTGGTCATGCGTCGCGCTGTGCGACATTTTGCGGACTATCCGCAATGTCGGTACGCCGGCGAAGGTCGACATTCGGCGCAGGTACGGGTACATCGCCTCGAGGCCGGTCGAGGCCGTCAAAAGCGACGGCTACTGCGAGCACACGCTCGAGGCCGCGCTCTGGTGTTTCTTGAACACGAGCTCATATGCCGACTGCGTACTTACCGCTGTCAACCTAGGCGACGACACCGATACCACGGCAGCAGTGGCCGGTGCCATCGCAGGCGTATATTACGGCTTCGAGGCCATCCCGCCGAAGTGGGTCGACCAGCTGCGCGGCAAGGCAGTAATCGATCAATGCATTTAGAAAGGATAGACGATGATTGACGGGTATCTGTTGAACATGCGTGTGTTCAATGAGGTAAAGGACAGCAAAGGCCAGGCACTCAAGCCACTCGAAGAGGCCGCAGAGGTGTTCGGCGCGTGGCAGAAGTGCGACGACACGCGATATGCCACGACGACAATACGCTGGGCATTCCGCGAGGACCTCATCAATGAGTGCATGGACACAGTACAGGCTGTCGCTAACCTTTTGGCGGCAGTAGGCGCCACGCAGGGCGAAGTCGACGCCGCCATCAAGCGTATGGACGAGCGCAACTGGGACCGAGGCAGGCTTTAGGAATGAAAGATAGTATCGAAGTACCGGCACCGAGAGATGCCAAGGGCCGTGATGTTCCTCTTAATGCCAAGGTGATATACGACGACAAAGGCGTCGAATATAGTGTTTGTTGTCTCATTTTTAGGAACCAAACCGAAATCTGCGAGGCCGGTTGGACAGTCGAGTTAGTCACAGCCGAGAATAAAGTTCGTCAGGTTTCACTCGATTATATGTACCTCGAAAAGCCAGACAGCTTGAAGCAGCTGCTCAAAGACTTGGATAGAGCTGCTAATGCGAAAGGGTTCGCATGTTGTGCCTATGCCGGTAGGAGCGAGCGCGATTGCACGTCGTGCATCGCTGCCGACGACAAGGCGTGCACACAGCCTATCATGCGCGACATCGCGTTCCGCATCCGTGAACTGGTGGGTGAAGGCGAATGATTATTGAGTTACCCAAAGACGTAGAGGGCCGCGAGATTCCACTGGATACCGCAAAGTTATTCGGCGCCAGCGGCAATGCCTACAACATCACGCGGTGGATCTACACGACTGACTTCGACACGAGCGACAGTGCGGCGGGCCAGTGGTGGGCGGCCACAGATACGTTTAGACGGCTCGACCCCGAGCTCATGTACCTCACCCCGCCCGACAGCTGGGAACAGCTGGAAAAAGACTTGACTGCGTTCGATGATGGGCAAACATACGGCCCCTGTCACTACTTTCACGAATTAGGCGATGATTGCACGTCTTGCCCGGCGCGCGACGACGCCTGCGCAGAAGCAGTCATGCGAGACGTGGCATCGCGCATCCGCAACCTGAGGGGTGAAGACGAATGAATATCGAGTTGCCTAAAGATGCCGACGGGCGAGAAATTCCGCTTGATACCAAAGTGCTATACGACAGGTACGGTTTTAAGAACCTCGTAAAGTCATTCATGTATGTCATTCGTACCGATACTTGCACTGGTATATGGCGAGTGAAATTCACAGTCGGCACTTCGCTGTTTGCCGTAAGCGACATGCATCTCGCCGAGCCCGATAGCTGGGAGAAGCTAGACGAAGACCTGCATGCGGTCGAGGTTTGCGGAGATTCTCCCGACCTCGAAGACCCTGTGTGTGCCTACGCGCACAATATCGGTAAGAAGTGCGCCGAATGCAAGCTCTACGCAGGGGATTGCACTATTAATATGTGCAAAGACATCCTCGACCGTATCCGCAAGCTGAGGGTGAGGGGTGAAGGCAAATGACGACAATGAAACCGTGCCCGAAATGCCATTCGACCGAGCACTTGCGCATTGAGATAATCGATGACAACTCAACTGCTAGCCGGTCAGTCAAAGCAGGATGTACGGAGTGCCACACATTCGCGCAGATCGACTATGTGCTTACAATGCAGTGTGTCGATGAGTGCAGGCCGAGTGATATACAGTTGACGCGCGAGGTCATCGAGCTATGGAATGAGCATTGCGACAATTGGGAAGGACTGTTTAATCATGACTGAGAAAACATGCGCCATATGCGCCACGTGCGTCACATGCCCCAACTGCGGCAGGCAGATCGATTTCCATGCTGGGCACATCAACAACGGCCGCGTGTTCGTCTGCGAGAAGGGCAAGCCGCTCATGCGCGAGGTCAAATACTATTGCGGGAATTGTAACTCGACTGTCATTTTCCTCAAGAAGTGCGAACCGGAGGTGACGGGGCGATGATCGAGAACGAGCCCATCAGCGGGTACAACCTGCCGCCGGGGTGCCTCGACGACGACATCGACCGTGCGTACGGCGGCGAGAGGCGCTATTGCAGCGAATGCAGGCATTGTATCGAATCGGACGAACTGGACTGCTGCATCTGCGCACTTACGCTGGCCGATGCGATGGCGCAGCTCAAGGGCACGCAGAGGTGGTTGCCGAAATACATCATCGCGGCGGTCGAGGACGCTGTCACGAACGAAGGCAACTGCTGCCCCGAATTTGAGGAGTGAAGGTAGCGCAGGAACGTATCAGAGAATGATTCTAGCATATGTAGAAGGCGCAGTTTTGGCTTAGTGCGTATGCTTGCAGGGCCCCGAGGCAGATATTCGCCTCGGGGCATTTTTCATGTCTCGGGGTCAAAATTGGCACTTTTCGATTTATTCGCGTGGTTGACAGGTAGTTGATGGCGAAACGCGACGTAGGTGGGCGTGTGGATCGGCTTGGTGCAAGTTACTGTCACACTACCTGTCAAACGGCTTTTGGGCCAGTGTGACAGGTAGTAGGCGTCAAAACGCGACGTAGATTGATTGTTGGGTACCCAAGTGTCACACTGGCAAACAGCAGGCCGCCCCTATATTAGATATTTTCTATAGGTATATCTATCATTCGATAAATATATATTTTCAAAATATAGGGGTATAGGGGAGCATGCCAGTGTGACAGTGTGACAGGTAGTTGCAAATACATGCGTCTACATCGCGTTTTGTCGATACTACCTGTCACACGGTGCAAATAAATCGAAAAAAGCGGTTTGACACATGTGTGACAGCAGTGTGACAGGTAGTCGAGGACGTATATGTTGACCTCGGTAAATATTTGAAGGCGTTTCGATTTTGACGGGTGGGTATATGCGATATACACATTCAAATAAATCGAAAGGCCCTCGAACACCTAACTGTGCATACCGTATATATACAGTATATACACTATGCACAGCAGAGCAGTCACTTGAACGGTCCCGCCCGGCGTTGTAAAATATATTTCGATAGACAAGGAGGGATATTTTTGCCTTACATCAAATTCAACAACGCGATACAGCGGAAACGCTATTGGCTCGGCGAGGATGGCATAGAGCTAATCAATGATTGGAGGCGCCGAGGGCTTTCTGTGAAGGCGATCGCCGAGGACAAGATCGGCGTCGCGCACACCACACTGATGAAATGGCGCCAGCAGTCGCCTGAGCTGGACAAGGCACTCACCGTCACCGAGGACCTCGTAGACGGCCAGGTCGAGGGCGCGCTGCTCAGGCGTGCGCTCGGGTACGACTATTTCGAGGAGACATGGACGCTCGACCCCGACACAGGCCGGGAAGTGTTGACCAGGAAAGTCAAGAAGCACGTGCCGGCAGATGTTAAGGCCATCGCCATGTGGCTGTTCAACCGCCGCGGTGACGCCTGGCGCTCGATGCAGCCCCAGCTCCCGGCAGACGACGGCGACATCATCGACGTGAAGAACGTGCTCGTGCAGATCGAGGAGGCGGCAGATGGAGATAAGGCTGACGCGTAAGCAGGCCGAATACGTCCGCGAGGCGCACCACCGCTGGAACCTCGCAACAGGCGCGGTGCGCTCCGGCAAGAGCCACCTGGCAGTGCAATACACGATCCCCGACCGATTGATCAAGCTGCGCGGCAAGAAGGGATTGGCGTTGATCCTCGGTGCCACGAAGGAGAACATCGAGCGCAACGTCTTGACACCGATGCGTGACATGTGGGGCGACAAGTTCGTCGGCGACATCAACGCCCGCAACTGGTGCGAGGTCTTCGGCGAGCGCGTGTACTGCATCGGCGCCGAGAACGCAGGCCAGGTATCGAAGCTCCGAGGCTCCGAGGTCAAATTCGCATATTGCGACGAGATCTGCGATATCCACCCCGATGTGTTCGAGATGCTCAAGAGCCGCCTGAGCCTGCCGTACAGCGAATGCCACGGCGCATGCAACCCGGCAGGCCCTACGCATTGGCTCAAGCAGTTCATCGACAAGGGCGAGGCTGATCCCGGCATCGATATGTTCGTGCAGAGGTACACGATCGACGACAACCCGTTCCTGCCTGCGGCCTATGTCGCCGGCCTCAAGGCCGAGTACCGCGGCACAGTGTACTACGACCGATATATCAGGGGCCTGTGGGCGAAGGCCGAAGGCCTCGTGTACCCCAACTGGAAGGATGCCCAGGAGCCGACATGGTCGCCGGAGAAGCCTGAAGACGTACGCGGCTACTGCGTGAGCGTCGACTACGGCACGCAGAACCCGTTCCATGCGGTCAAGTGGCTGCTCGATTCCGCAGGCACATGGCATGCGGTCGGCGAGTACCGCTATTCGGGCCGTGAGGAAGGCAGGCAGAAGACCGACCCCGATTACGTCAATGACCTGGTCGTGTTTACGGACGACGCCCCGGAGGACGCAGACGTCGAGATCATCGTCGACCCCAGTGCATCGTCGTTCATCGCGCAGCTGCGGAAGCGGGGCGGGTTCAAGGTGAGGAAGGCCGATAACGATGTCGGGGACGGCGTGCGGGATACCGCGAGCGCAATGCAGTTGGGGCAGGTCAAGATCGGCGACACTCTCACCGAATTGGCGCGCGAGTTCTGCGGCTATGTGTGGGATGATAAGGCAGACCAAGACAAGCCTGTCAAGGTCGACGACCACGGCATGGACGCACTGAGGTATTTCGTGAATACGAAACGCGTGTACAGGCCGCGCGATATGGTATACGAGTCGCCGTTCATGGGCGGCGCAGACGAGGGGCCTAGGAGGTTCGCATTATGAGATGGGACGAGGTACGCGATGACAAGTCGCGCATGCTCACGTACCAGGATTTCGTGGAGGCGGGCGACGCCAACCACGAGGGCTTCGTACTGGAGGCGATCGAGCGGCATAAGTCGGGCAAGGCGTACCGCACGGCGCGTATGGCCGATGCGTACGACCGCCAGGAGAACACGACGATCAACACATATGTGCAGAAGGTCTTCGACATCACCGGGTCCAAGCTCGTCGATTTCACGGCGAGCAACAACAAGATCGCAAGCAATTTTTTTCATCGCCTGAACACCCAGCGCACCATGTACTCGCTCGGCCAGGGTGTGTCTTTCATCGATGTCGACGAGGTGGGCAAGGAGGACACGACCAAGGAGAAGCTCGGCAAGCATTTCGACCACGACCTGCGCACGCTCGCATACGACGCACTCATCCACGGCGTCTGCTTCGGCTTCTGGAACCTCGACCGCATGTTCGTCTTCCCGTTGACCGAGTTCGTGCCGCTCTGGGATGAGTACGACGGCACGCTCAAGGCAGGCATCCGCTTCTGGCGTATCGATAGCTCGCGTCCGATGCAGGTCGTGCTATACGAGGCCGACGGCTACACCCGCTACCAGAGCCGCCAGGATGCGAACGGCGTCACGAACGAACGCCTCGATGTCGTCGAGGAGAAGCGCCCGTATATCGAGAAGACGAGCTATACACCAGCCGACGGGATTGAGCAGGTGATCGGCGGCGAGAACTATTCGGCATTGCCCGTGGTGCCGATGTGGGGCTCGAAGCTCCACCAGTCGACGCTCGTGGGCATGCGCCAGGCGATTGACAGCTACGACCTGATCCGCAGCGGCTTCGCGAACGACCTCACCGACTGCGCGCAGATCTACTGGCTCGTGTCGAATGCGGGCGGCATGAGCGACAAGGACCTGCAGAAGTTCCTCGACCGCCTGAAGATCAACCACGTCGCGCTCGTCGATTCCGATGACGGCGGCAATGCGCAGGCGTATACCCAGGAGATCCCGTACGCCGCACGCCAGGCATATCTGCAGTCGATCCGCGACGGCATCTACGAGGACTTCGGTGCCCTCGATGTGCATACTGTGGCGGCAGGTGCCACCAACGACCACATCGATGCGGCGTACCAGCCTATGGACGAGGAGGCGAGCGATTTCGAATACCAAGTCTCCGAGTTCGTGCAGCAGCTTCTCGCCCTCATGGGTATCGAAGATACGCCCGTGTTCAAGCGCACGCGCATCAGTAACCAGAAAGAGCAGGTCGACATGGTCATGAGCGAGGCGCAATACCTCGACCACGAGACGATCTTGCGCAAGCTGCCGAATATCTCGCCCAGCGAGGTGCCGGCGATCAAGGAACGCCTCGACGTCGAGGATGAAAGTCGTATGGGCAGCCTCGTCGGCGCGGTATCGCTGCAAGGCGGGGACGACGCGATGGAGTAACGCATGTCGAAAAAGATCCATTCGGTCTTCGAGATCGGTATATTGGAGGCCGGCGGCGGGTACCAGTACATCACGTCGGCAGGCTATGTGTCGCATGCGGTATACCAGGACATCCTCAAGGCGCAGAAGGCGGCGCTTGAATTCGGCGGGTACGAGCTCGTCGAGGACGACACCCCGGCCGATTCGACTGTGGTCAAGACGCAATATTTCGATGGCTTCCAGATCGACACGTATTCAGATGGCACTTACGGCTACATGACGGATGGTGGCAAGCACAAGGAGGGCTATAAGTCGAAAGACGGCGCCAAGAAGGCAGCAACCAAGCTTACAGCCATGGAGCCGAAAGGCCCTCAGGTCTTGAAGAGTGAGGACAAGGGCGGCTATACCGTCAACACGTTCACAGACGGCACTTATGGGTACATGATGCCCGACGGCACTTTCAAGAACGGCTACAAGTCGAAAGACGGTGCCGGTAAGGCGGGCAAGAAGCTCGCCGCGAAGGCAGCGAAAGCGCAGGAGGACACCCAGGCCAAATTGCTCGAGAAGCAGGCGCAGGAGCTGCAGGATAAGCTGCAGCTCACCTACGCCGATGCAATCGACGGCATGACATCACGTATCGAGGCCTCACTCAAGGAGTTCGCGGCAGAAGATGCGAAATGGCAAGCTGATGTCGCCACGGGCAAGAAGGACGCGAAGGCGTACAAGGCCTGGCGCAAGGACCAGGCGTTGCACAACGACCAGCTCAAAGCCCTCAAGCTGGCGTTGACCCAAGACCTCACCGCCGCCGACAAGATGGCGATGGCGTACGTCAACCAAATGCAGGCAGGCGTGTATGCAGAAGGCATGAACTTCGCGACATATGAGATCGAGCACGGCGCCAAGGCGAACACGTCGTTCACGCTGTATAACAAGAACACCGTCATGGAGCTCGTCGCGAACGAGCCCGACCTGCTCCCGCAGGCGGCATTCGATAAGGCGAAAGACACGGCATGGAACAGCCGCCACGTCACGTCTGCGGTGACGCAGGCGGTGCTGCAGGGGCAGACGATCCCACAGCTCGCCACGTCGATCGCCGGTATCGCCGCCATGGACCAGCGCGCCGCGATGAAGGCGGCACGTACCGCCATGACGAGCGCGCATTCGCTCGGCAAGCTCAAGGGCTACGAGCGCGCTGCCGGTATGGGCATCGATGTCGAAAAGCAATGGCTCGCGGCGCTCGACTCGCGCACGCGTGGCAGCCACCGCCACCTTGACGGCGAGGTAGTCAAGCTCGATGCCGAGTTCAGCAACGGCCTGAAGTACCCCGGTGACCCTGACGGCCCTGCCTCTGAGGTCTACAACTGCCGTTGTACGCTGGTGCCCGTTATCGGCGATGTGGAGTACGACGAGGTCGAGCGCGCCAACAAACTCGGTGGCATGAGCTATGAGGAATGGAAAGCCGAGAAGCTGACGAAAGAGCAGAAGCTCGCGAATGCACTCGACAGCCAACTGAAGGATGTCGATAACGAGATCGACGTGCTGAAAGAGCTCATGAAGAGTTCCGACAAGACGTATTCGGGCATTTGGAAAGACCCCGTGACACTCGCCGATTGGGATGCGAAGAAAGAGGCGATCCCCAAGAAGCTCGAATATTTCAATGAGAAACTCATGGCAAACAATAACCCGGCAGTGGCGGAGTTATTGCAGAAGTACATCGACGATGTCGAAGATTTTGACAAGCAAGGCCAGGCGTATAAGGCATATATCGACAAGATGTCGGCGTTGAAGCTCAAGCGACAGTCGATCCACAAGCAGATGGTCGACTTAGGTCTCGTCGAAGATTCGGCTTTCAGCGAGGAGCGCAAGGCTAATGCATGGAGGTTCACTTCACCGGAGGAGGCCGATGAGCATTTCCGAGGTGTAAGCGGCAAGGCCTGGCGCGAAGCAACCGCAGCAGAGCGCAAGGGCATCTACGGCTATACTGCCTCCTCCGGTGCGTGGAATCGACCGTTGTCTGGCTTCCGCAAGCCGTACAGCAAATCCGGCACAGGGTGGGAGAAGAAGTTCTACGTTGGCCCAGGCGACGTTTGGATCGATTACGAAGGCAAGGGCTCGGCAATCCGCAACATGACATCGCTTATCGAGAAGTCGACGTACGACCACGATGCATGGGTCGTGCGCAGATGCGACTACAACGCCATGGAGTCGTTCTTCGGCATGAGCGCATCGAAGTTGGAGGGTATGAGTACCGATGAGCTCAAATCGCTCGTCGGCATGTCTAACCGCATCCAGTCATTCGTGTCGACCGGTGCTGCCGCAGGTAAAGGTTTCCATAGGCCTGTCGCTATGGAGATCTATTGCCCTGCCGGGTCTGAGATGATGTATGCCGAGCCTTTCAGTGCATACTCTGGCGCAACGAATTACGATGATTGGGACGGCAAGAAGAAACAGAACTATTTCGGCAGTGAGTTTGAGATGATCTTGCAGCGCGGCGGTTACTACACTGCGACCGACGTGTACAAAGGCGATGACGGCAAGATGCATGTCGTGTTGGAGCTACACCCCGAGCAGGGTTATGATAAGTTCCAGCAGGACCCCAAAGAGTGGACCGGCTCGAAGAGTAAATACAAGTAAGGAGTACCATGGCTACCGAGAAACAGAAAGTACCCAACCTTGAGCTCGACGACTCGTTCGGCTGCCTGAAGCGTAACCCCCGCAAATGCCGGACGTGCGCGAATGCGCATGGCCCGGCGCCGTGGGAGGACTCGCCAGACAAGTCATATTGCATGGCATATGAGCGTCGCCTCGGCAACATCAAGCCGGATGCCGTATATTTCGACGGCGCCGACTGCCCGTTTTACACCAAGGAGGCGTGACATGGCAGGTGGTGTGTCGGTGAAGCAGGATAACACCGAGCAAGTAGTCGACGGCATCGAGTCGGCCATCGGTGTCGCGCTCGAGAAGATCGGGCTTTTGGCCGAGAACTATGCGGCCAAGAAATGCCCGGTCGATACCGGTAACCTGCGCGCATCGATCACGCACGAGGTGGATGCCGGTGATAACGCCGTGTACATCGGCACTAACGTCGAATACGCGCCGTACGTCGAGCTAGGCACCTCGCGACAGAAGGCGCAGCCTTTCCTGAGGCCTGCGGCTTCCGAGCACGGCGCACAATATCGCCAAGTGCTGAAAAAAGCCCTCGGTGGCAGTAGTTAACCTGGTATTATTTATGTTAAATGCGCGAAGCAATGCGCTATACAGTATGGGGTCGAAGCATGTGCCCCAGAGTCCGAAGGAATGGAGCGAACACCATGGCACTTACCCGCAAACTCCTCCGATCCATGGGGATCGAAGACGAGAAGATCGACCAGATCATCGACGCACACACTGAGACCGTCAACGCGCTGAAGGATGAGCGCGATGGGCTCAAGGATGCCGCGGACCGACTGAAGAAGGCCGAAGCGGAGCTCGAGGAGCTCAAAGCCAAGCCGGCAGACGGTTTCAAGGAGAAGTTCGAGAAGGAGCACGCCGATTTCGAGGCGTTCAAGGCAGACACCGCTAAGGCTGCCGCCGACCGCGAGAAGAAATCGCTGTACCGCAAGCTGCTCACCGATGCAGGCGTCGACCCCAAGCGTATGGATGCCGTGATGCGTGTCGCCGACCTATCCGAAATCGTGGTCGAGGACGGCGCCATCAAGGATGCCGACAAGGTCACCGAGAAGGTCAAAGGCGAGTGGTCCGATTTCATCCCGACCACGAATAAGAAGCCCGCGGATGTCGATACGCCGCCTGCTGGTGGTGGCGACGGCGCGGCAGAACCGAAGTCGCTGGGTGACGCCCTGCGACAGAAGTACACCAAGCAGAACACTGATTAAAGGAGGCAATTATGCCTATCACCCTCGCAGAGGCCAAGGTCGGCATGGCCGACAAGGTCGACCAGCAGATCGTCGACATGTTCCGTCGATCCTCCCTGCTCCTCGACCGCCTCACGTTCGACAACGCCATCTCCCCCGGTACCGGCGGCTCCACGCTCGTCTACGGCTATACGCAGCTGAAGACGCCTTCCACTGCCGCCGTCCGTGCGATCAACTCCGAGTACACCGCCAACGAGGCCAAGCGTGAGAAGAAGACCACGCAGGCCATCATCATGGGCGGTGCCTTCGAGGTCGACCGTGTCATCCAGGACACTTCCGGCGCCATCGACGAGCTCGTGTTCCAGGCCGACGAGAAGATTAAGGCAACTGCCAATTTCTTCACGCATTGTGTGATCAACGGCACCGCGGCCGGTACTGCCGCCCCCGGTAAGACTACCGGTACTTTCGACGGCCTCAACAAGTTGCTCGCCAATTCTTCCACTGAGTACACCGCCACTGCGGACCTGTCTACCAGCGAGAATGTGACGGCCAACTACAACCAGTTCCTCGACGAGCTCGATGAGTTCATCTCCGGCCTCGACGGCATGCCCGATATGCTGCTCATGAACCGCAAGATGCTCTCCAAGCTCCGCGGTATCGCACGCCGTGCCGGTTATTACGAGTCCACCAAGGACGATTTCGGCCGTGTCGTCGAGACGTATAACGGCATTGCGCTCATGGATGCCGGCGAGTACTACGACGGCTCCAAGACCGTCGACATCGTCGCCGACACCGCAGCCGGTTCCGGCACCTTCGGCACTTCCGACATCTATGCCGTCAAGTTCGGCCTCGATGCCTTCCACGGCATCTCCCCGACCGGCACCAAGGTCATCACGTCCTACATGCCCGACCTCACCCTCCCGGGTGCCGTCAAGAAGGGCGAGGTCGAGCTCGTCGCGGGTGTCGCCCTCAAGAACACGCTGAAGGCCGGCCACATGAAGGGCATCATCACCGCGCCGAAGACTGCCTAAGGAGTCGATATGCTGGAGGAGTTGCTCGCGGAGATCCACAATTGGTTCGAATGCGATTACCTCGCAGGTGAGCTCACCGTCATGGATGGCGAGCTCACCCTCCCGCATGGCTTCGTCAAGAAGGGCCAATACTACCGCATCGTCGGCAGTGTGTTCAACGACGGCCTGCATCAATACCCGACATCAGACCTCACCGATGAGGTATTCGATGGTGAGGTGTGGGCACTGGCCGTGCCGAAGGCGGTCGTTGACATCGCAACCGAAATCGAGGCGTGGCGCAAGGCCAACACCGACTCCGCATATACATCTGAGTCGTTCGGCGGGTATTCGTATACGAAGGCCACTGCTTCCGACGGTATGCCGGCGCGATGGCAAGACGCATTTCGCCGACGCCTCAATCGTTGGAGGAAACTGCCATGACGTTGATCGATACTTTCAAAGAGCCTTGCGTACTCATGGAGAAGAAGCGCGTGAGCGACGGTGAAGGCGGGTGGACGACCACGTGGGTCGACGGTGCAGCCTTCGATGCGGCTATCGTCCGTGATACCACCCTTGCAGCACGCGTCGCTGAAAAAGAGGGCGTATCGAACGTCTACACGGTGACTACCGACACAAACGCGCGACTCGAATTTCATGACGTTTTCAAGCGTGTCAATGACGGCCAAGTGTTCCGTGTGACTTCCAACGGGGACGATATGCGTACACCCGATGTGGCGACGTTCAGTTTTGAGCAGGTGTCGGCGGAAGAGTGGAAGCTATCATGACGTCTGAAGCTACTATCTATGAATTCTTTTCGAGCTTCTCGATTCCAGCATATGCGGCGACATCTGTACCAGATAATGCTGAGTTCCCGTATATCACGTACGAGCTCGCAGTCGATGATTTCTGGGGCGGGGAAGTCGCGTTGTCGATGGATATTTGGTATCGTGGCGACTCCGAGGCGGAGCCGAATGCGAAAGCGCGTGAAGTCTCAAAGGCACTAATCGGCTGCAAGTGTATCCCATGTGACGGCGGCGGTGTCATACTGAAAAAAGGCTCGCCGTTCTGCCAGAGCATGGGTGACACAGCAGATGATAAGATCAAGCGCCGCCATATCAATGTGACGGCAGAGTTTATCACCTCGTTTTGAGAGGACAAGTTAAATGGCTAAGTTCACACAAATTCCGACGGATACTTTCAAGAAGCTCCAGCTTGGCGCGGGTATCCTCACTACTGAGTTCAACCCGGCGACCGGCGAGCTCACTGCGTCCAACATCGTCGGCGCGACGAGTGGCGGCGTATCGTTCGAGGCCACGCCGTCATTTACCGATTTCGGCGAGGACATCGACAACTGCCCGAAGAACACTAAAGAGCTCAAGAAGCTCGACAGCTGGGAAGCCAAGATGTCCGGCTCGTTTGTCACGATGGATACGAATATCGCGACGTCTGTCATCGGCACCGCTGCCGTTGCGAGCGACGACCCGACCAAGGTCGTGCCCCGCAACTCTGTCGAAACCAAAGATTTCAAAAACATCTGGTGGGTCGGCGATTATTCTGACATCAACGAAGACGGTTCGTCTGCCGGCAAGGCCGGTTTCATCGCGATCAAGCTCATCAACGCATTGTCGACCGGTGGTTTCAAGATCCAGTCCGGGGACAAGGCGAAGGGCACGTTTGAGTTCGAGTACACTGGCCACTACAGTAGTGAAAACATCGACACCGTCCCGTTTGAGCTCTACATCAAAGCCGGCTCTGCTGACAAGTAGGCATAACCTGAAGGAGGAAAATTAAATGAAACTCAGTGACATCAAGGGCGACCGCGTGCTCGACGTCATCGCCGACATCATCGACCCCATCGCAAACATGGTGCAGGACAAGGACGTCGCCGCAATGTTCAAGCGCGAAGCCGTACCCGATGGCATGGAGGCGCGCGATTTCTTCGCGAAGCGCATGTGCAAGGGCCTGCCCGTTTTGCTCAAAAGCCATAAGGCCGACATCATCGCTATCATGGCGGCAATTGAGGGCGTGACCCCTGAGCAGTACGCCGCATCGCTCGATTTCCCCAAGTTGTTCACCGACGTCATGGAGCTCGTGACTGACGATGCGTTCCTCAATTTTTTATCATCGCCGGAGACGGGGAAGGACGCAGGTGCGCCTGGCTCTGCCTCGGCGAGTTTCGAGGTCCTCTAAGGGCAGACGCATTCGTCAAGTTCACACTGGCCCGCTATAGGAAAGAACGGGACGAGATGGCGTTTAAAGTATACGTCACCGACTCCCTATACCTCATGGGCCAGCAAAAGTTTATCGGTCGCCGATGGTACGACCGAGTCCGGCCCAAAGTATATGAAGATATCGACGCCGCCGCAGTAGTGGCGGATGTCACAACAAGGGCGGGATTGGTGGTCGTATGAATCTACTCGACCTCGCCGTCAAGATCACATGCGACGACCAGGCATCCGGCGAGGTCGACAAGATCGGCGACGGCATCAAAAACAAATTGGGCATCGCTGCTAAAGCAGGCGTTGCGGCCGTGGCGGCAGTCGGTACTGCGACGGTCGCCATCGGCAAGACAGCACTCGACGCATATTCGAATTATGAGCAGTTAGTCGGCGGTATCGACACCCTGTTCAAAGCCTCGTCGGGCAAGATGCAGCAGTATGCCGCAAATGCATACCAGACGGCCGGTGTCTCAGCCAACCGTTATATGGAGATCTCGACGAGTTTCGCCGCTGCGCTGATCAGCTCACTCGGCGGCAACACCGAGGCTGCAGCCGACATGGCCAATACCGCCATCACGGACATGAGCGACAATGCCAACAAGATGGGTACATCGCTCGAGACTGTCCAAGAAGCGTATATGTCGTTGTCGCGTGGCAACTACGAGATGCTCGACTCCCTAAAACTCGGCTATGGCGGTACTAAATCGGAATTGGAGCGCCTGCTCTCAGACGCCGAGAAGTTCTCGGCAGCGCAAGGCAAAGTGCGAGATTTCTCGGTCGACTCGTATTCCGATATCGTCGAGGCTATCCATATCGTGCAAGACGAGATGGGCATCACAGGCACGACGGCGGAAGAGGCAGCGACTACCATCGAGGGCTCTGTCAACATGGCAAAGGCCGCGTGGGATAATTGGCTTGCCGGCCTCGGCAACGAGGACGCAGATATGGAAGGCCTGACTGATCAGCTCGTCCAGTCGGTCGTCATTGCGGGCAAGAACATCATCCCGAGGGTCGGCCAGATCATGACGACCCTCGGCCAGACGGTTGCAGACTATGCGCCTGGTGTCGGCCTCTACCTCCGCAACGCGCTCATCAATGTCTTGCCTGAAGCCGTGCAAGGGCCGATGCGTGACGCATTCGCAGGCGTCGACAAAGTCGTCGGCAAACTCGAAAGCGTATTCAATGACAATTTGAAGCCGGCGGCAGACGCTGCCGACAGCGTTTTCAGTGTGATCAGCTCGGGCGTCAAGACTTTCGGTGATTCCGTCAACGACTTGGTGCTCCCTGCGATCGACCAGCTGTCGCCTGCTTTCAATGATTTCTTCGGGGCGATCCAGGCAGCGCAGCCGCTACTTGAGTTCATCGCTAACATCATCGGCGTCGGGCTCGCCGCAGCGATCAGCGTAGCCATCAAGCTGTTTGCCGCCATTACAGAAGTCGTCGCGTTTGTCATTACTGGTTTCGCGCAGCTGTATGAGGACATCTCGGGGTTCGTGACCGGTGTCGTGCAATTCTTCACGGTCGATTTGCCGAACGCGATCAATGCATTGGTGCAGTGGTTCGCGCAATTGCCTGGCAACATCGCGGCGTTCCTGTCGAAGGTCATTGCGAATGTCGCCGCATGGGTAGCAAATATGGCGTCGAATGCCGTGAGCGCCGGTTCGCGTTTCATCTCCGGTATCGCCGGTTTCATGTCTGCGCTGCCCGGCAATATAGCGTCATGGCTCTCCGGCGTCATTTCGACTGTCGTCGGCTGGGTGTCGCAGTTCGCGAGTAACGCCACGAGCGCGGCGTCGCAGTTCGCAAGCAACCTCATCAACGGCCTCACGTCTATACCCGGCCAGGTGACATCGATTGGTTCTAACATTATTCAAGGTATGGTAAACGGCGTTACGGGTGCCGCAGGCCGTTTGATCGACAGCGTTAAAGGCGCAGTCGACGACGCCATCAATGCCGCAAAAAACCTGCTCGGCATCCACTCACCGTCACGTGTGTTCCGTAAAATCGGCCAATACTCGATGCAAGGTGCGGCACTCGGTGTCGACGATGATGCCGACGTGTTGTTGAGGTCTACAGATAATGCGATGCGCGGTATGATTTCAACGGCACAAGATATCGCCATGCCCGGTGTCAGCAGCACTGCCGGCGGCGAATCGGCCGTTATCAGCTGGTTGGCCGAGAACCTGCCATCCATCATCGCTGAGTTCACGCCCGTTATGGGTGAATCGGAGTTCGGACGCAAGGCGAGAAAGGCGGTCGCGTATGCTTGATATCAAATACAAGTCAAATGCGGGGACTGTCATCCCGCTCAATTCTGGTGTATATGTCGGCAAGCCGAACGACCTCTTTAGCCGCGAATGGGACTACAAAATCGGGTATCGCGCACTGGCCACGGCCTCGCGTGGTGCCCGCAAGGTCTCATTCAAGGCGTTTCTCGCAAACATGGCACAGGCTGACGCTTTCCGCCGATGTGCCGACACGGACATGCAGAAGGGCACGCCCGGCACTATCTATGTCAATGACTGGTTCCAGCGTTGTTTCGTCGTGGCTTCCGAGGTGGACGGCATCGGTGACAATTTCTTCGCGACCAAGCTCACTTTGGTTTTGCTCGACGGCGTATGGCGCAGGGGGACTACGACGGCGTTCGTGCCCGTGCATGGTTCGGCGGACTATGAGTTTCTCGACTTGCCACATGATTTGCCGTACGACCTAGGCGCGACCTCACCGCTGCAATACGCCATCAACCCAGGCTACTCTGACAGCCCAGCGAAGTTTGTCGTGTACGGGCCCGCGGTCAACCCTTCTGTGCGCCTGGCCGGCAACCTGTACCAGGTGGACGTGACCGTTCCAGAGGGCGGTTACATGGATATCGACCCGTTGCGACGCACCGTCACCGTGGTCGCCGCAGACGGCACCACGATGGACGCATTCAGCAAGGCGCACCGAGGCAGCGGCGTGGGTTCTGGCGAGTATATCTTCGAGCACGTGCCAGTCGGCACGTCTGAAATCTCGTGGGACAATAGCTTCGGCTTCGACTTGACTCTGTACGAGGAAGAGGGCGAGCCCGCATGGTTTTAGTGGTGAATGATCCAACTGTGGGCGATATCCGCGAAATCGAGGAATTCGAGCTTGACATAGCTTTCGGCAGCGATGAAAACGCGCTGAAATTGGAGGCCCGCGCGGGCGAGGCCCCCGAAGAGGGGCAATTTGTGTTCATCGACGGCACCGAGTATGGTGGTGTTATCGACCAGGCGAGCTATGAGGCCGGCAGGGAGGCATCCGGCTCAATTCTGTGCAAGGGCCGCACCTGGCATGGTATTTTGGCAGGCAAGCGCCTGCTCCCTGATTTGGGAAGCGGATACCTCTCCGTCAGCGGCAAGGCTGACGATGTGCTCGCGTCGCTCATCGAGCGCATGGGGCTTTCTGGGCTGTTCTCCGCCGCTTCCGACGATACGTCGGTAAGCTACACCTTCGATCGATTCGTGGACGGCTACAGCGGCTTGAAAGCCATGGCGAAGGCCAATGGTCGCAAGGTCGTCATGCGTCGTAAGGGCGGTAAGGTGGAAATCTCTCTGCCGCCTATCGTAGACTATGCGAACAAGGTCGATTCCGACCTTTTGGACTTCACGCTGACCTCGGTTCACCGCTGTATCAATCACCTGGTCTGTGCAGGTACTGGCGAGCTCGAGAACCGCGCCGTAGTCCATTTCTATGCGGACACGGCCGGTAACGTCAGCCACACCCAGAGCCTCTTTGGAGTCGACGAGATATGTGCGCTCTACGACTACAGCAACGCCGACGAGGCGAAGCTCGAGGAGGAGGGCGGCAAGAAGCTCAGGGAGTACCAGACTCGAGGCAGCGTCGAGGTCGACGCGCACGACGATATCGACGTCGACGTCGGCGACATTATCTCGGCGCGCGATAACGCGCACGGTAAGACCGTTAGCGCGACCGTGGTGAAGAAGATCGTGCAGGTCTCACATGGCGTGGCAACATACAGGTACGAGGTCGGCAGTGAGACCACGACGAAGAACTCGACTAGCGCGATCGCCGACGGAGGTGGTGGACACGCATACCTGGCGGGAAAGGGCCTGAAGCTCGAGAACTACACGTTTAGTGCGGAGGTCGACGCGGAATCGCTCAAGGCCGTTGAGGCCAAGGCCGACAAGGCCGTAATAGATGCCTCGAACTCGCTCCAGACGTGGGCGCAGGCGGATATCGCCATGGGAGAAGTGTCCACGCTCACGGAAGGCTCTAAGGCCACCGCGTCGCTCTCGGGCGAGGGGCTGGTCAAGACGCTTTCACTCGGAATTCCGCGTGGCGCGACCGGTATTCAGGGTCCGAAAGGTGAGCGCGGCCCGCGAGGTGAAATCGGACCGCAGGGCGAGAAGGGTGACACCGGTGAGCGCGGCCCGCGAGGTGAAATCGGACCGCAGGGCGAGAAGGGTGACACAGGCCCGATGGGTCCGCAGGGCCCGAAAGGTGCGACAGGTATTCAGGGTCCGAGGGGCGAGCGCGGCCCGCAGGGTATACAGGGCGAAACCGGCCCACGTGGCCCGCAAGGTGTGCAGGGTGCCCAGGGCCCGAAGGGCGATACCGGCGAGGGTTTTTCCATCTCGAAGGTTTACACCAGCTACGAGGCAATGCAGGCTGGGTGGAAGGTCGACGGTGTGGCGGTCGGCGGCTTCGCGATAATCAGCTCGAATGTCGAGGATCCGCACAACGCCGAGCTGTACGTGAAGTCAGCGGATGGCTACTCACTCATCGCTGACATGAGTGGCGCGACCGGCGTCAAAGGCGAGCAGGGTCCGATAGGTCCGCAGGGCCCGGTCGGCGCGACCGGAGCGGCGGGTTCCACGGGGCCGCAAGGTCCAAAGGGAGCCACCGGCGCGACCGGCCCGCAGGGCCCGAAAGG